ACTGTATGGACGACCATGGTCGCCGTGTTAGTATGTGCTGTATTCTCAGGTTTCCTTCTCTATCTTTACAACGAAAGTAACATAGAGGAAACATTGTCCCAGGCAGTCAATGAAGCAATCATTTCTCTAGAGCAAACCATAGAACTTCAGAGCAAAGAAATCTCTGCCCTGAAGGAAGAAAATAAAAAGATACACAATTACCTACAACTCTGGACCCCGCTTGACACACAAAGTCTGCGTAAACAATACGAAGACAGACACAAGCCACCAACAGATGACGACTTGTTTAATCTAGGTCCAGAGATCATAATTAACGGTAGAGCATTACCACCTCTCCGAAGATTAAGTCTGGAGGGCAACTTATGCTTACCTTTTTAGGAATAATTGTTTTAGTAATTTTTGTCCACGAAATGGGTCATTATCTCGCTGCCCGAGCAATGGGTGTCGCAGTTGATAGTTTTTCAATTGGCTTCGGTAAAGTGCTCCTTAAAAAGAAGCTGTGGGGAACTGAGTGGCGATTGTCGCTCTTACCTTTTGGTGGATATATTATGCCCCGAGGTGAACAAGATTACAACAACAATAATGATGATCCACAATCTTTTTGGGCTGCTGCTCCATGGCGACGAGGTGTGATTGCTGTGATGGGTCCAGTGTTTAACTTACTGCTTCCTTGGCCTTTGTATTTTATGTTACTCGTCGGGCAACCATATCCTGATGTGGTGGTTCCTGATGGTGCGGAACCAGGAATAATAAACGTAGCTGACGCAGCTTATTACTCGCATAAAATTTCTACCAACTTCTACAAGAAGATCTGGGCTGCCGTCAATACACCAAGAGAGCAACCAATGTCACTCAAGGATGTGGGCGGACCTGTAGCAGTTTACGAATTCACGGAGAAAGCAAAGAAAAGAAGTCAAGAAACAGGAGACTGGGGATTCCTTGTTGACTGGATCGTCTTCTTCTCAATCAACCTGGGTGTAATCAACTTATTGCCAATCCCAGTATTAGATGGCGGACACATAGCGATGGCGGGATATGAGACAGTCACAAGAAGAAAACTGTCAGTTATTGCCCGCCGCAGACTAAACTATGTCGGCATATATTTGGTAGGTGCCATATTTATTCTAGCAATACTTTCAGATGCGTCTAGACTTTTCGGAATTTAAAAACTATTTATAGAAGCCTTTAAGGGGGAATAAAATGAAAATCACAAAATCACAATTACGTCAGATTATCAAAGAAGAGGTCATGAAAGAGTTCGGTGGTGCCTACGGCGGTAGGGCTGAAGATGGCGGCGATCCATACGCCCAAGCACGCCAAGGCAGAAATTGGAACAAGGGAGCGAAAGATAGATATAATAAACTCGTCGCCAAAAAAATGAGACCTGAAGATCTTGAGAAAATGGCTGATGAAGAATTACAGAAAGTGTTTCCTAACCTTAGGTATGGTAGTCTTGAGAAGAAAGATAAAGATGCTATTTTACATTTCGCCGCAAAGGATGCTGGCTTTGAAAAAAGCAACCCTGAAGTCATGCGCCAGATGATGGCAAAATTCTTATCTGGGGATAGAAAATCATCTGCTTACGATAATTCTGACCAGTGGCTTGATCGTTTGAAAAGCTACAAATAATAAAATGAAAAACTTTATCCACAGACTTGTAAATGTTTTCAATAATAATCATTGTTGCTGCTGCTGCGGCTGCTGTGGATGTTCTAGTTGCGAAGGAAAGTGCTAGTGAAAATCACCAAATCTGAACTCCAACAAATCATCAAAGAAGAGATGGAAGCTATGATGGGCGACGTTCAGGTCGGCGATGAAGTAGATGTCATCGGCGGTGTTATGGTCGGAGCAGTCGGAGAAATAGTAGCAATGGGCTCAGAAGACGGCAAGCAGATTGTTGTTCTTAATTTACTCCGCCCAGCCGCTGACGAAAGATACAAAGACCTAGGACCCCAAGTCATCATTCAGCCAGACTTCATTGAAAAGCGGACTGATCTTTTTGCTCAGCGTATGGGACGCAAAGCAGAGAACCCTGGACGTGGACCAATGAAATACTACGGAGTCAAAGACGTATGAAAATCACAAAATCACAACTACGACAAATCATCAAAGAAGAGGTTTCTAGAATACTCAACGAAAATGATTATCAAGATATGTTTGATAACTCCCGTTGGAAATCCCTTTGGGGAGGACCTAGAGACGGACAACAAGGCACTCCTTCAGGAGAGTATGAAGGGCTGTTAGCTATGAGAAAAAAAGCAGAGGCTGAAGGAAACAAAGGCGATGTTGATTATTATAGTCGCAAGCTTGAGGAACTTGTAGCCACACAAGAAAATAGTGATAATATTCATTTCGGTTCTGATCGCCAACCTTTCCCTCCTAGATACTAAAAAAACAAAATGAAAATCACTAAGAACCAACTACGACAAATTATCACAGAAGAGCTTCTCAGGGAAACAAGGGAACTACAAGGAGACCCAATTGAGATCATGGGCGCATTCAAGATGCTAAGCTCAGGGCTCCGAAGCCTTCAGAGAGATCTTTCTAAAGAGCAACAAGGTGAACTTATGGAATTAAGAAAAGAACTTGTTGCTTTGCGAAAAAAAGTGCTGGGAATGTAAAGTGAAAATCACCAGGGATCAGATCCGTGAGATGGTGAAGAAGCAACTTGATGAGCGTTGCCAAAAGGGCTACAAGACCCATCCAACTCGCAAGACTAAGAAGATGTTCGGCAGAACATATAGAAACTGCGTCAAAGCAGAATCTGAGGAGCCCGCTGAGGGCGAGACACTAGAAGAGCGTGCCGCCATTCCTATGGAAGAGATCGTTCGTGCGGAAGATATTATAAAAAAACATCTTGAAGAAATGTTTGACGAGATCGGCAGAGATGGTCTGCCTGATAATTTTTCAACTGATATTCTTGTGGAACCAATCGTTAAGAAGTATATCAACGGTCGCCGTGCTGACCGCAAGCCACGATTTAATAAAATGACCGGTCGCATGACCCGCCGCTAGATAATCTAAAATTACTTTACAACTGAAATATACCTGATACAATAGTGTTGGAAAACTACAGGAGAAGCTCGTCTATGGTACGGCTCGCACACTTTGGTGATACACACATCAAGAACCTCAAATATCATTACGAATATCGTAAGGTCTTTGAACAAGCTTATGAAATGCTACGAGAACAGAAGGTGGATTACATTATCCACTGCGGTGATCTAGCCCACACAAAGACACAGCTTTCACCAGAATATTTTGAGTTGGCTACAGAGTTCCTAAAAAACCTAGCAGACATCGCTCCAACTCATATCATCTTGGGTAATCACGACGGCAACCTGCGTAACAGTACTCGTCAAGACGCCATCACTCCAATCGTGGATGCTTTGGAGCACCCTGACCTTCACCTACACAAGTTTTCAGGGGAAGTAAAATTAGATCATAACGTCACGCTAAACGTGTTGTCAGTCTTCGATGAGACCAACTGGACAGATCCAACAGACACTGATCGCATTAACATCGCCCTATACCACGGAGCAGTTAACAACAGTCGAACCGACCTTGGTTGGATCATGGACCACGGCGATCACGACGTAGCTGTCTTTGATAAGTTTGATTATGCGTTCCTTGGGGATATTCACAAGACTAATCAGTGTCTCAATGATACGGGTACAATCCGCTACTGTGGTTCCACTATCCAGCAGAATCACGGCGAGACAAACGACAAGGGCTTTTTGGTCTGGGACATTGAGGACAAAACTAACTACGAGGTTAATCACCACGTCCTAGAGAACCCTAAGCCATTCACTACAATTGAGCTTACTCCCAAAGGTAATATGCCACGCAACTTGGATATTCAAGAGGGTTGCCGCCTGCGTATCGTTACTCATCACAAAGTATCGCTAGATAAGATTCGCCGAGTGATGGACACTGCTAAGAGCAGGTTTAAGCCTGAGAGTTTATCTTTTGTTAACAAGGCTGGGCTCAAGCGCTCTAGTGTAGATGTTGACGACCTAGGCAGCACGGAGAACCTTCGTGATCCGCAAGTACAAGAACGACTTATTCGGGAATACTTAAAAGAGTATGAACCTGACACCAAGACCTTGGAAAGGGTTTTCCAGCTTAACTCCAGATATGATGCCCGAGTTAATGGCGAAGACGCAAGTCATCGTAATGTGAAGTGGTCGCTAAAGAACATGCAGTTTGACAATCTCTTTAATTATGGAGAGAGTAATACTGTAAACTTCGAAAAGCTTAACGGCGTCGTTGGGATCTTTGGAAAGAACTATTCAGGCAAAAGCTCTATTATTGATAGTGCGCTATATACAATTTATAATTCTATCAGCAAGAACAACCGTAAGAATTTAAACATCATCAACCAGAATAAATCATCAGGTTGCGGTCGAGTTGAGATTGATGTTGCGGGCAAAACATATATCATTGAACGTAAGTCTGAAAAATATACTAAAAAGCTTCACGGCGAAGAAACAGAAGAGGCTAAGACCGACGTAGAGTTTACGATGATTGATCCAGCTACTGATGAAGAAGTCAGTATGAACTCGCTTGATCGCAATGGCACAGATAAAGCCATCCGTAAGATCTTTGGTAGTCTTGATGATTTTTTACTGACCAGTATGTCCAGCCAAATGGGTGCGATGACATTTATCAACGAGGGCTCGACCAAGCGTAAAGAAATCCTAGCCAAGTTCTTAGACCTTGATCAGTTTGATAAGAAGTTTAAGCTTGCTAAAAGTGATAGTATAGAGACTCGTGCGTTGCTCAAGAAGCTCGAAGACAACACATTTGATGAGGACATTGTTAATCTTGAGACTCAACTAGAGAACAACGAGACTGAAAAGACAAAACAAGAGAAGGCTTGTAAAAAGTTTAAGAATAAACTAAACAAAATTACTGCTCGTGTCGATGAAATAGAAAGTCTCTTTGCTGCTGCTCCTGTTGAGATTATTAATATCAAGAAGGAAAACAAGCTACTCACAAAAGCAACTAAGAAACTGGAAGACTGCGAACTGCGCATCGCCGCCGCACAAACAAAGAAAGAGCGGATTCTAGACAAACTAGCTAATATCAAGGAGTTTTTGTCTGAGTATGATAGTGATGCTCTAGAGTCTAAGATCGCTGAAGTTCTAACTATCAAGGAAGAAATTAGAGAGCTAGAGACAAGTCTTAAGATCGAAACTCGTAATAAAGAAACTTATGAGAAAAAGCTAAGCGTACTGGACGAAGTACCCTGCGGTCCTGACTGTGGTTTGCGCAAGTATATCAAAGATGCTTACGAAGCAAAGCAGTTATTGTCAGAGACTCGGATTACAATCTACAATCTTCAGACTGACCTTAGATTAAGGAACGAAACGCTGTCAGAGATGAACGTTGATAGTCTGCGTTCTCAAAAGCAAAAGTACGAGAAACTTCTAGAGAAACAGCGCAATCTGTCAACTGAAGCAACCAGCCTAGATTTGCTGGTAGAAAAAACAAACAATGAAATCAATACGCTTACTAATGATATCAAGACTGCTTCCGAACGGATCCAAACTTACGAAGACAACAAAGAAGCTATTGAGAACCGTGAGGAGCTTATTCAAGAACAGTCCGATCTAGCCGACCAGAAGGTACTATCCGAGAACGAGTTGTCTATCTGCGAAGCCAAGATCATGGACTTCATTAAGCAGCACGGTGGCATTGAACAACAAATAATAAATCTTCAGGCTAAAAAGCAAGAGCTTGAGGATCTTCGTACAGAATACGCTGCCTATGATTTGTTCATGCGCTGTACCCACAGTAACGGCATCAGTTATGATGTTGTGAAGCGGATGCTCCCTCTCATCAACGAAGAGGTCAGCACGGTGCTTGCCAACGTCACTGACTTTGATATTTTCTTTGAGGCAGAAAAGAATAAGTTAGACATCTTCATCAAGCATCCAAAGTACGAAGCACGACCTTTAGAGATGGCTTCTGGAGCAGAGAAAACGCTGGCAGCAATTGCTATTCGCATTGCCCTAACCAACGTGTCAACCCTACCAAAATCAGACATTATGATTATGGATGAGCCAGGCACAGCGTTGGACGCCGAAAACCTTGAAGGCTTTATGCGAGTGATGGAAATGATTAAGGGCTACTACAAGACTGTGCTTTTGATTACTCACTTGGATAGTCTCAAAGATATTGCCGATATGACTATTGACATTGAACGTCAAGATGGGTATGCTTATGTCTCCCAATAGGGAACAATTAATAAAACAGATGACTGATTATGTCATCAATGTCCTAGAAGAAAAACGACCCGAGTTCTCAGGGTTCGCAGTTTGTCCATTTGTGAAGGCTGATAGGATAAAAGATCAACTTTACTTAGATATTTTTGAAGTACCCAAAGACACTCTCGTGGATGTGGTTCTCCGGTTTGTGCGTTCTGGAAAAAGGAGCGCAATTATTGGACAGCCAAATATAAATATAAAAGCCTCAGAGACTAAGGGTTATAAAGAATTTATAAATTTAGTCTTAGAAGAGGCAGGGTATGGTGAAATTGGAGCATTGTGTTTTAATCCTAATAGCGATATAAATATTGAGGGATACTCACCATATACATCCATGCCTTTTTTTATGATTAATTTTGCTTATTTTGATGATCTTGAAAAGGCTCGCCGCTCACTTCTTAGAACAGACTATTATAATAAAATGCCAAAAGCATATAAGACTTTTCTAGGTTTAAAGTGAAAATATTAATAAGCGCTTGTGTATTTGGAAAGAATGTCAGATGGAACGGAACAAGTAGAACAAGTAAAGAAATAAAAGAATGGGCTGCCAATAATAACTTTGAACTTGTTCCGGTGTGCCCAGAACATGAGCTTTTTGGAACACCTAGAGCGTCAATTAGGCTACGTCAAAAAGATGACGAAGTTTTGGCAATTATGGGAAATCAGAACGTTTATTCAAAATTAAGTGAAAAGTGCAAAGAGATATCAGAAAGATTTGATGATGTGGTGGGGTTTATAGGGATTTCTAACTCTCCTTCTTGTGGTTTATCTGTTGGTGTAAAGAGCCGAGGCTCTACGATGAAAGCTCCAATGCACCAAATGTTAGACTGCCCAACAACTGAGATTAGTTCTATGAAGTCAGAAAAAAATCAAGAAATATTTTTACGAAGAGTGAAAAAATATGAAGCCCGGTGATTTAGTACAAACTAACATATTTGAGGATAAGGGTTCAGGCGGCTATGGTCTTGTCGTAGCAAAACATCCACTTGAGGGACACTGGATTGTCCGTTGGTGTTCAGAAGAATGGGAACTTAACTACGGCCTAGTTGGAGCATATGAGATTCACGAAAGTGATCTCACTGTGGTTTCAGAAGCGTGAGAGTAGGTGATTTAGTCAGGTTTCGACAGTGTGTATTCCACGGCTCACCAAAGGTATATTCAGAGTGGAAAGTTGGTTTATTGATTGAATATCACACCTGGGAAAAAATAGCAAAGATAATCTATGAGGGTCAGATTGTTCGAGTCCGAGCTTCCGATACACAAATCCATAAACGAGCCAAAAGATAAGCTCAGAACTAATTAGAACTATAAAGGAGGTGTTAATATCATGCAAGAAAAGATTGATAATATACTTGGTAAATGGGCATCTCGCAAACTTATTGTTTGGGGTACAGCCACGGTTTTTTTAGCAGTCGGTTCTTTAACTAGTAGCGACTGGGTTGCTGTTTCGTTGGCATATATTGGGCTGCAAGGCGCTGCTGACATTGCTTCAACTTGGAGGCATGGTAAGTGAAAGCACTTTGGTACAAGGCAAAGAGTAGTGCTTGGTCACTTGTATTTCTAGCAGCTATGGCTCTTGGCTTAATCTGGTTTATTTATAACATTGTTCGTCCAACGAAAGATAAAACTGAGTTTTTGGAAAATGTTCAAGGAAAAATAAATTCTGCTATAAAAGAAAATGAAATCCGTGCTACACTGGAAAAGGATAAAATTGGAGCAATCAAAAAGATTTACGATCGCAAACTTAAAGAAACAAAAAAGATTGAAGATCGTGAAGAAAGACTGAAAGCTCTAATTAGATTACATGAAGAACTAGATTTATAAGGAGACTAGTAAAATGGTAGATATTCCCACACTAGACATCGAAGATTATGACCCAGACCTTAATGAGGATCAGGAAACAATTGAAGATAAGTCAGGCGGTGCTCTGACATATGCTATTGTAGGTGCCGGACAAGGCGGCGGACGCATTGCTAAGGCGTTCTATGATCTAGGCTATACTAAGACGATAGCTGTCAATACCGCTCGCTCAGATTTGAATGGTCTGGATATCCCAGCCGAGCAAAAGTTTTTGGTGGATGAACATGGTGACCAAGGTGCCGGCAAAGACCAAGCAAAAGCCGAGGCTGCCATTGAACGCAAAGAACAAGAAGTATTTAACAAGTTTCGAGAAGTGTTCGGAAGCAACGTTGATCGTATCTTAATCTGTCTTGGAGTATCTGGTGGCTCAGGTGGTGGCACAGTTAACACTCTTATCAAGGTAGCCAAGAAGTACTTTACTTATATTGGTGTTGAGAACGTGGACGAACGTGTCGGCGTCATTGCTTCTCTTCCAACTGCCGGCGAATCAGCTTCCCCAAAGGTTGCTAAGAATGCCCACGCTCGCATCACCCAGCTTTGCGGGCTAGCAGAAAAAGGAAAGATTGCTCCCCTTATTATGGTAGACAACGAGAAGATTAAAAAACTATATCCAAAACTCACAGTTAAGAAGTTCTGGACCACAATCAATAACACAGTTGCTGGATTGTTCCACGTCTTCAACGTACTGGCAAACCAAGACTCAGAGTACACAACCTTTGATGCTACAGACTACGACAGTATCATGAAGCAGCCAGGCTGTATGATTATGGGTGTAACCAGTGTTAAGAACCTTGAGAACGAAACTGCCGTGTCAAGTGCCCTTAAGAAGAACTTAGAGAAAACACTTCTTGCCGAAGGTTTTGACTTGACAACTGCTACAGGTGCTGCTTGTATTGTTGTTGGCAGCGAAGAGATCTTTGAAGAGACTGTCGGTTTGATGGACAACATTGAGTTTGGCTTTGACACTTTGGCTGCTTTGACTGGCGGTGCTATGGTTCACCGTGGTATCTACGAGGACGACAAGAAAGACAAGCTTGTAACTTATACCTTGGTCAGCGGACTTAAACGACCATCCAAGCGGATCGAAGGATTAAAGAAGTTCTTAAAGAAGTAAAATGAGATTATTAGTTACAACATCATTATTATTTTCCCTCAGTGCTACTGCTGGTGAGGTTACTGAGTTTAAACCTCGACCAGCAGCAGTTGAGGAAGGTAGCGACATCTATGTCGGTATTCTACTGAGCGAAGAAGATTTTCGCAAACTCTTGCAAGATAAGATCGATAATATTGCAAAAATTGCAGAGTGTGATGTGGACAAAAAGGTTTGCACTAAACTCCAAGAGCAGTACAAACTATCCATTAAAAGTCTTCAGGAAGCAATTCAAAAAGACAACACCTGGTTTAAAAGAAACAAGGGCTCCCTTGGTCTCTTGACTGGTGTTATTATTGGAGTAGGGACTTCTATCGCTATTGTAAGGGCGGTACAGCCTAGTCAATGAAAACCAAGAAGGACCCAAATTATTTAGCCGCAGTCGAAAAAGCTATAACCGAAAAGTATGGCAAAGACACAGTTCAAGATTTTCGTAATCAATGGCAAGAAGATAAAGAAAAAGATTATTTAAAACAACTTAAAAGGTTAACCAAGAAAAATGACAACCTCTCTTCCACAAAGGAGGAGTTTGTTGTTGGTGATGTTAAGATCACCAAACGACGATCCAAGCAAAAACAGGATCGTACTTGTCCCGTCTGTAAAACATATTCATTTTCCAGAAGAGACGACCTATATATGAATAGGTTTAAATGCTGTCACGACTGCTATCTAGATTTTGTTATAGGACGAGAGGAAGCATGGAAGAACGGCGAGCGACCTACAGACGAGCATATTGAATATGCCTTAAGGAGAAGAAAATAATGGCTACTGTCCTAGACGTAATTAAAGGTTTGAACCAAGCTGCTGCAAATGCATATGATGGCGCTTTAGATGAAAACGGCGATGCTTTGAAGATTGGACTTAAACGTGAAGAGGGAGATCCAATTATTGATAGTCGCCTTATCGATGGTTTTAAGGTTCGATTTGCTGGTCCAAAAATGATTGTAACTTATCAGAGTGAAATGCGTCTTAATGAACTTCACCCTCGCAACCAGTTTGAAAACGAGATCAATGCTAAATTTGCTGACATTGTAAAATTCCTTAAAAAAGAATATAAAAACATTACCAAGGACAGTGTTACTTTGACAGAGGACTCTGATGCTGAGATAATGGTACAAACAACCTCACGAGTACACACTTGGGTACAGGCTCATAAACAATATGCAGTTGGTGGATTTGATGATGTCGAATCAATTCGTATGGGATCCCAAAGATCTATCGATCGCCGTAACAAAGATTACCACAAAAGATTTTTAGATTATCTGGATAAAGCTTCCGATAAACGCCCATCCAACGACAAAGCGCCCAATAATCCAGAAACTCCAGAGGGATAAATGTCTCTTAATAAGAAGGAGATGATGGCGGAGATTGTCCGCTGTGGTAAAGATCCGGCCTTCTTTTGTAAAAAATATGCTAAAATCTCTCACCCTATGAGAGGTTCGATTCCCTTTGACCTGTACGACTTCCAAGAGGAAGCACTAAAAGATTTCAAGGACAACCGATTCAGTGTCATTCTGAAAGCTCGACAGCTAGGTATTTCGACCACAGTGGCAGCCTATGTTGCTTGGATGATGCTTTTTCATAAAGATAAAAATGTTTTAGTAGTGGCGACTAAGCTTGGTACAGCAGCAAACTTGGTTAAAAAAATTAAGGCTATACACAAGAACTTGCCTTCTTGGTTAAAAATTTCTGACATATCTATTGACAACAGGAACTCCTTTGAGTTATCTAACGGATCCCAGGTAAAAGCTTCTTCAACTTCTGGAGACGCTGGTCGTTCAGAGGCATTGTCTCTTCTTGTTATTGATGAGGCTGCTTTTGTTGAGGGTATTGACGAGTTATGGGCTGGTCTTTATCCGACTCTATCAACTGGTGGTCGGTGTATTGCTCTATCCACGCCTAACGGTGTTGGGAATTGGTTTCACAAAACCTACACAGAAGCAGAAGAAAACAAAAACGACTTCCATACAATTCGTCTTCCGTGGCAAGTTCATCCCGAGCGAGATCAGGCTTGGTTTGAAAAGGAGACAAGAAATATGTCTCGGCGTGAAATCGCACAGGAGCTTGAGTGTAACTTCAATGCTTCCGGTGATACAGTAATCCACGGCGATGATTTAAAATTAATTCTAGAAAAAGTTGTCGAACCAAAACACAAGACAGGGTTTGATAGAAACTATTGGATATGGAAAGAACCAGAACCACATAATGAATACATTCTGGTTGCCGATGTTGCTAGAGGTGACGGTTCAGACTTTAGTGTTGCTCATATTTTTGATACCCAAACAATGGAACAGGTGGCAGAATATCAGGGCAAAATAACACCAGATATGTTTGCACCTCAATTATATTCTATGGCATCAGAGTATAATGATGCTTTGTTAATAATAGAAAACAATTCGTTAGGTATCGGTGTCTTAACTCGAATGCAAGATTTAGACTATAAAAATTTGTATTATAGTATAAAATCAACTCACGAGTATGTAGATGAAGTGTCTGCTCAGGCTCTTGGTGGCGTTGCAGGTTTTACTATGTCTATGAAAACTCGACCACTTGTTATTGCGAAGTTTGAGGAATTCGTGAGAAATAAACTAATTACTATTAATTCTATTCGTCTTGCTAATGAAATCAAAACATTTGTATGGCACAATGGAAGACCGCAAGCTATGAGGAGTTACAACGACGACCTAGTGATTGCCGCTTGTATCGGTTGCTGGGTAAGAGGGACAGCCCTGACGGCGAATCAACGGGAGGCAGATTACAAGAAGGCACTATTAACTAGTATATCCGTATCGTCTACTAAACTTAATACTAAGATACAAGGACAGCACGGCTTTAAAGGTAATCCAACAACTTTTAAAGGCACAGACGGAAAGACTCACGACCTAAATTGGATCATTAAAGGATAAAAATGGCAGACAATAATAATAACTCAAATAACCCAAGGAATGTTCAATCTCCTCTATTTAAAAGATTAACACGCCTCTTCAGTGGTCCGATGGTTGATTACGATCGACCTGCTGTTATCAGATCCAATAGAAGAGACATTACAAAATACACCTTTACAAGTAGTACTGGTAAAGAGTTTAAGAAAAAAGAGTATCATAATCCATTTAGCGGTTTAACCAACAAGGTTTTGTATCAGCGCAACAAGCAGATGCGTTATACAGATTTTGAACAGATGGAATATATGCCAGAGATTGCATCAGCGTTAGATATTTATGCTGATGAGATTACTACTTCCACGGCTTTTAATCCCCTGATCAATATTGATTGCCAAAATAGAGAAATAAAAGATATATTACAAACACTTTTATATAATGTTTTAAACTCTGAGGCGAACTTATTTGGCTGGGCTCGTAGCACTTGTAAGTACGGCGACTATTATTTGTATTTAGATATCGACGATAAGTTGGGTGTTACAAACGTCATACCACTCCCGGTTCGTGAGATTGAAAGAATAGAAGGTACTGACCCTACGAATCCAAACTATATTCAATTTTACTGGCAAAACGCCGAGGGACAAACGGGGGTAACTTTCGAAAACTGGCAAGTATCTCATTTCCGTGTTTTGGGTAATGATAAATACGTGCCCTATGGAACTTCGGTTCTAGAACCATCACGAAGAATATGGCGTCAGCTTACATTGCTAGAAGATGCAATGATGGCTTACCGCATCGTCCGCTCTCCTGAGCGTCGAGTATTTTATATTGATGTTGGCAATATGGCAGCAGAAGATGTAGAACAATACATTGAGCAAGTAAAAACCCAAATGAAACGAAATCAGATTGTTGATGAAGAATCGGGTCGAGTTGATTTACGTTACAATGCTATGAGTGTAGATGAGGATTTTTACATCCCAATTCGAGGTGCTGCAAGTAATACAAGAATTGAAACCCTGGCCGGTGGACAGTTTACTGGCGATATTGATGACGTAAATTATCTACGTGATAAACTTTTTTCAGCGCTTAAAGTGCCAAAGGCTTATCTTGCACAATCCGATGCTCAAGAAGATAAAACAACATTATCTCAGAAGGACATACGCTTTGCTAGAACTATTCAAAGACTTCAGCGGGTCATCGTTGCAGAACTAGAAAAAATTTGTATCATTCATCTTTACACGTTGGGTTATAGAAACAACGATCTCTTGTCTTTTAAATTGACTTTGAACAATCCATCCAAGATCGCTGAACTGCAAGAACTTGAACATATGCGAACCAAGTTTGATGTTGCTGGTTCTGCAACTGACGGGTATTTTTCAAAACAGTGGGTGTATAGAAATATCTTTAAGATATCTGAAGAAGAGATGGACAGAATTCAAGTTGAACAATACACAGACGCACTATCGACGGCAGCAATAGAACAAGCCGGTACCGCACCTGAAGGCGGGGAAGGTGGAGATCTTGGTGGCGGCGACCCGCTTGGTGATCTTGGTGGTGACGCTGGTGGCGACGCTGCTGCTGAACCTGAAGCCGCTGATGACGCAGGCAACGATGACCCACTTCTTGCAGAACCGGATGCATCTCCTGGACAAAGGGACGACAATGGCTATATGAGAGTAAAAAGTCCCAAGTGGAAACAGGGTGCCCGACGTCGAAGCATGAACGGCTCTTATAACAGAGAATCAGCCGGCTCGTCGAACCGAGCAATAAATAAAGGGCACAGTTCAACTCGGGATGGCCTATTTACAGGGTATGGTGAAATGAGAGCCTTGGCTAATGGCGCTTTGGGCGAAAACAAACAATCAGAAGAGGATTTAATATTTGAAACTCAATATGATATTAAGCAATTAATACAACAATTGGAAAATAAAGATGAAGGTCAAACATAATAAAAAAAGAAACACAGCATTTTTGTACGAAACTCTTGTGAGAGAGTTAACAAAAGCAGTTGTTGATAAAGACTCGGTTCGCACCCAAAAGGTCAAGACCATTCTTAAGGAACATTTCCGCAGTGGTATGGTATTGTTCAGTGAGTTGGGGTGCTTTAATGCTTTAGCCGATAAGTCTAGTCTCGACCAATATACAGCCGAGAAGATGGTTTTTCGTGCGAAGAAAGAATATGATCAACTTGACCAGCAAGATATTTTCAAAGAGCAATCAGCCGTAATTAAAAAGGTTCACACCAATCTTGGGAAAGATGTATTTAACAATTTTGTTCCCAATTACAAATCATATGCAACCGTTGCTCAAATTTTTGGTGACAAGCTTCCAGTTAAAAACAGAGTCTTGATGGAACAAAAAGTTATTGAAACTCTTACCTCATCGCCATCTGTAAAAGAAGATTTGCAACCAGTGGATAATCTTGTTGTTAAATCATTTACAGATAGATTTAACGAGGAATATACCGATTTGTTGCCAGAACAAAAGGATTTGCTTAATCGTTATATTATTTCATTTAACGAGAACGAAGCAGACTTTAAACTTTTTGCGGGAACTGAACTTAAAAGAATACAAGAGAGTGTTCAAGGTTCATTGGATTTTGACGAAGTAAAAGAAGATGAGGAAATGATTGAAAATACTAAACAGGTCCTACAACAACTCTCTGAATTTAATGTTGCAAACCTACGGGAACAAGAAATATTAAAAATCTTGAAACTCCAAAAACTAGTAAGAGAATACGAAGACGATGCCAATAACGATTAAGATCGGCGATGCCGTTAAAGAAGAATCAAAACCAGTCCAGGCTTCCATAGCCCTTCAGGTCAAGAAGACCCTTGACGGTAATCTTCTAATAAATGATCATGAGTACCTGGATATTGTTATTAATCCAGCAGAGGGTACAATTACAACGATGCCGAAACCAAACGTCGAGA